GTGGCGGATAGTCCCCAAAACGAAGTGGGATTCCGCTCTCTCCAGACAGACTATTATGAGACTTTACCAAGAGAACATTCTGACGAAAAATGAAGCAGATGAGGCACTTGAAGTCATTAAGAACGGACGGTCAAAAATCGGCAAACTACTTGCGAAGGATGTCTTGAAATATCACATCGTTCGTTGGACTCCTGCAGAAATCTTGAAAGGATCAAAGACTCTACGTGATGGGCGCAAGTATACTCTCGAAGAAGCGCTACTCTCTCCCGCTATTACTAAACTTGACGTTATTGGACTAATAGAGAATAACAGATACACCGAGTTTTCTATGATTTACTCCTTTGTTGTAAGTGGTGTTCCACTAAACCCCGAAGAGATAAACATCAAGAAAGAACTGGAAGACTCTGTTTCCCTCTATAGACACAAAGGCGACCTTTTCAAAGTTCTAAAGCGGAAGTTCGCTCTTGCGAAGTTAGAGGGCAACACAAAGCGTTTGAAGAAACTCCAGCCGATCCTAAACGGAGACTTGGGCCGTATCTATCAAATCCTATCTGAAATCGGCTCTCTGATTGACTTGCTTGAGAGACACAAGACGATTGCCCCGATTGCGACGATACGATACGAAATAGACCAACTAAAAGGAAAGATGGCGCTGATATACGCAAACAGTCATTATCTTAAGAAGGAAACCCATTTATTGAATGAACTGAATGCACTCCTTGAAGCGCCAAAGTCCAACCTCCTTCCCCTTTTAGAGAAGTTCTATGATGAGTTCAGCAAGATTCTAAATGAAGAAACGCCGAGAAGACTGTAAAAATGTCAGTTCAAAGGGTAAAGTATTAAATAGAAAAATCTATCTGAAAGTTTGAATATTTTAAACTTTCCGATGGTTTTGGATATTAGTTTTTCTCTTTTTGTAAAAACTTTCTTACACATAGTTATAAGATGCCGAGCCTCTCCTTCGACAAGACTGTTGGGTCGAAACCGATTGCGATCGTAAAGGGCGGGAACTACGACAACGAAGTCCTCTATCTACACGAGGACAATCACAAGGGGAAGAAGCCTTCTACCGACATAAATGCCCGGCGGTATGCAACCGAGTTGAGAGATGTCCCAGCTCGTGAGCGGATTGCTCTGATGAACCGTCTTTCTGAAGCGAAGAAGCGTGGTTTAGAAGCAGACCAACTCATCGGCGAGACGGCCCTTGGAAAGGCTCTATACGAGCGCATCCTCACCGATGATGTCAAGGATACTTCCATAAATCTCCCAGATGATGGCGGTTGCTTTCAAGTCATTCCCTCCCCAGATCCTACAAAGCGAGAGGTCTTCTACATAGCGGGAGCGTCGGGCAGCGGAAAGTCCTTTATGGCGAAGGGGATTATGGAGATGTACCAAAAGTTCCACCCGTCTCGGCCCATCTATCTTGTCTCTAAACTCGCAGAAGATGACACCCTTGATTCTATGATCCCAAAACCGAAGAGAATAAAAGTCCAGTCCTTGATTGATGACTATCCAGAGATAGAAGAGTTTCGTGATTGTTTAGTTTGCTTCGATGACTACGACACTTTCACCGGTGATGCAGACAAAGTCATCCACAAACTGATTGACGACTTGGCGATTATGGGTCGCCACACGAACACGACGATGTTGTGTCTCTCGCACTACTTGACGAACTACAAGAAAACTCGTCTACTATTAACAGAGGCAACACACATCGTCGTCTATCCGATGGCGACGAGTTTCCACGCTCTGGGATACTTGCTAAAGACCCACATCGGCGCTTCCAAGGAAGATGTGCGTGATCTGAAGAAGATGGGCCGATGGGTATGCATTCATAAGAACTTCCCCCAGTGGCTCATCTCGGCACAACACGCCAGAGTTCTCAATCAGTAATAAATAATAGTATAGGGTATAGATAGAATGTCGTATGTTGCGCCTTGGTCGCCATCAAATCAATATTTAGCGGGAGAGACCGTGTCCTATGGTGGCTATGACTGGGTTGTGAATGCTGGAAAAACAAGTACCATCGGAACACCGCCACCACTTCCGGCCCTTGTCTGGACGCAGATTTCGCCAGTTGCTGGAGGAACACAACTAACAGCCAACACAAATCCCTCAACTGCGGGAAATATAACTATATCTCCAGCGAGTGGAACTGGAGTTGTGACGGTTGGATTGAATACGGCCTTGACTGGTCTTGCAAGTGTTGCGGCTTCTGGAACAGTTTCTGGTGGAACGCTGACCGATGGAGTTGCGACACTATTTAACGGATCATATACTGTCGGAAATGCTGGAGCAATCCAAGTCGGTTCGAGTGCTGTGGGTGGTGGTGGTTTTAACCTAATCAACAACACTCAAATCGTCGGCAATAGCAGATTAACTGGTGGCGCTGGAGATATAACCCTAACGATTGCGAATGCGACTGGAAACATCTCATCTGCTGGAACAGTTTCTGGAAATAGAATCCAAGATGGCGGAGGTGCGTATATGTTAAACGGAGATTTCAGCACCACTTCTGGAAATGCGAACATCGGTGGAACTGTTTATGCTGGAACTTTTGATGACAGCGTTGGAGGGACTTTGTCTGCTGGTGTTCTGACCGTTAATGATGTGGAAACAACAGTTCTGAATGCGGGTGGTAGAATCCAAACAACCTCCACCTCAACAAGCACACCCGCACTTCAAGTGGCGGGATACTCACTCTTTGGGGCCGGTACAGCCGCATCCACCGCCGCTGGTGCTATAACTGCAGCGTCTTTGAGTTTGTCTGGATCAATAGCGGCGGCAAATCTTGTCGCCACTACGAACGACATCTGGGTCAGTCCTTCTGGAAACGACACGACTGGAACGGGCAGTATAACGAACCCCTATGCTACTATAAACAAAGCCATCACGGTTGCGAACGCCATAACTGCGTCAGCAACGCCCGTGAATATCAACATTCTTTCTGGAAACTATACCTCAACTATAGTCACAAGCATCACTCGCCCGAATGTTTTCCTTGTGGGATACGGACAACCCCTCATCACACAGTCCTTGACTGTAAACGTGAATAACACTTCGTTCAACGGAGGAGGTATTAATAACATCGTCTTTTCTGGATCAAGTGCGACGATTTCTTTGTCTGGTGCTGGAATCTTAAACTACTCTCTTCTCGACTGCACGATTTACAGTATAGCCACCAGCACCGGTCTTCGTGGGGTTTTTAGTCTCCAAAACTGCAACACTTACACCAACACCCCTTCCAGCACCGTTCTCTCCGTGGGTTCGCCGACTTCTGCTCTGACTGTTTCTTTAGTGGATTGTGATTTCACCGTATCAGCAACCACAAATGTCATAACATTCACATCAAGTTCGGCTATTCTCACAGTCCTCATTCAGAACTGTTTTATCGTGAATACGACGAGCACATCTTATCAACCCATCATTCTTTTCACGACTGGAAGCGCTGCGACAAATGCTCGTATAACTTCATCCACTTTACAGTTTACGAATACAACTGGAACTTCATCAACAAAACTCGCCATCAGTTGGTCTGGATCTACTTCTATTACTGACACACTTGCGATCACGAACAGTTCTCTCATCTGCGAAGGAAGCACGGCGACACCCTATACCGTATCTCCTCAAGTCTATCTCTGCCTATCAAGCACTTTCTCTGGGGCCGGTGTATTAACTCTATCCGCCCAGAATGTGTCTTGTGGTGTTGCATCAACTTCCGCAACAAACGGCGCAACTGCTGTGAAGTTCCCTCTTCAGTCTGCGAAGTTGGTGAAGAGTTTATTAGCAAGTCCAACGGCCCCTCGTTTCAGTCAGTATGTTCTCGCATCAAACACAGCTCTCGGCGCTGGAAACACGACCTTGGCTGGTGGGTTCAGCACAATCCAACTCCAAGTCTATCCCGACTTTCCTGCGGATATTCTTTTGACCTATAACTTATGTTTCTATGAAGCGTCGGCAGCTTCTAAAACGATAAACGCCCAACTTGCCTATCAACTCGGATCAACTGGAACAATCACAGCCATTCCTTCAACTTTTCCCTTGCAAGTTCTTTCAAATACTTCATCACCTCCTCTGAACTACTACACACCATCTGGGACATTCCTCTATCAGTTGACACCGTCAATCTTCGCCAGTCTAACGAGTGGAACTGCGGGTGCGATCACTTTCTACATCATCATCTGGGTTTCTGTTGGATCTGCGAACACAACGACGGTGCAGAGTGGTTCATCGCTCACTATATCATATAACAACGCCCAATCAACTTATTCCTAAATAAATAGTATGGATTACAACAGCGGACTCTTCTCTGCAGGAATATCCGCCACGCTAATCACGGTCGTCGGCGCTCTCTACAAGTTCATTCAGAGTGGGAATCATCGTCGCTGCATCTCGACGTGTTGTGGTCGGAGGTTAGATGCTTCCTTTGATATTCAAGAGACGACTCCTCCGCCACCAAGAAATCAAAATCCCCCGACGAAGGCTTCGGTACAGCTTCCACAAACTTCGGATACTCAAGAGCAAAGTCTTTCCGAAGCTGCTCTAACAATCCGCCCACCAGCGGTGGTGATAAGAACTGGAGCGAAGCCCTCCAAGCCGTCGCTCCCTTCATCTGTGGAGGATAGGAGTTCTGAAGAATAAAATGAGACAACCATCTCTCCAACCAGAGAATCTGCTGTGGATCACAAGTCTCGCCGGTGAATCTCTTTGCATCGGCCCTGCTTATGACTGGTTTGTCGGCCTTGAACTTTTCAATAGGTTTCTCGACCTCTTCTTTTTCCTCTTTCGGTTTTTTCTGGTGCTTTTTTAGGGGGCTTCCGAAGTTCATTTCTATTTATAGTAATAGATACAAATGAGCCTCTTCGAAGTGAAACAGTATCCTTTATCTGATAGGGACATAAGAGAACTTCTGGGCGACAACATCAAAATCATCACTTATCCGATGTTGAAGAATATGCAGTCCATAGATGAATGTTTTGATGATTTAGGGAGATGTATTTTGCTTTTTTTAACAACATCACCGACATCGGGACATTGGTGTTGTCTTTTAAAGAAGCCCACGGGTATTGAGTTCTTTGATCCTTACGGAGAAGCGCCGGAAGACCAAAAAGACTACATTCCGAAACAGATGCTCCAGATATTGGATGAAATGCGGCCCGATCTTTCAAACTTGCTGAAAGCTTCTGGAGTTCCCGTGTCTTACAACAAAACGCAGTTGCAGAAAGAATCTATGAATGTTTCAACTTGCGGTCGCCACTGTATTGTTCGGTGTATGTACGCACCCTATTCGATGAATAAATATGTCTCCATAATAAAGAAGTCGGGCCTATCTCCGGACGACTTCGTGACCGGTATAACATATAGAAAACTCGGGAAATAATCTGTGGTTCATATATAGAAAGAAT